ATCCATCATGGGTGCAACACTAAAGCGCCGAGACAGCGTAGGCATTGGTTTTACTGGGCTAAGGCTCTGATTCTGTACCATTTTACTCAACGTGTTTTCGGCGTGTTTTAGGGCGTTTTCAGGCGTTTTTTAGGTCTCGGTGGTACGATGTACCACTTCAAAACTGACGCGTACCACTTTCGATATGGCAGCTATCAGGGCAAGAAAACTGGCGGATGGGTCTGTGAGCTACACCGCTCAGATCCGCATCAAGCGTGCTGGAGTGCAAGTCTACCAAGAGAGCCAGACCTTCGCCCGGAAACAGGCTGCGCAGGCGTGGGCGCGTAAGCGTGAATCGGAACTTGATGAGCCTGGTGCGATCGAGCGGGCGAGCCGCAAGGGCGCCACTGCTAAAGAGATGATTGATCAGTACCTGCGTGAAGTCGAAAAAGCGCGGCCGTTGGGCAAGACCAAAAAGGCTACGCTCACGGCCATCGGTGCCAGCTACTTCGGCAAGCTCAACGATACCGACATCAATACGCAGTGCCTGGTGGACTTCGCCCTGTGGCGGATGAGTAGCGAAGGGGGAGGCGTCCAGGCGCAGACCGCCGGCAATGATCTGGCTCACTTGGGCGCTGTGCTTTCCATCGCCAAGGATGCGTGGGGTTATCAGGTCGATCCCTTGGCCATGGCCGGCGCTCGGCGAGTGCTGCGAAAACTCGGCTACAACCTCAAGAGTCGCGAGCGGGACCGTCGTCCGTCACTGGATGAGTTGGGCAAGATCATGACCCACTATGAGGACATGCAGGCGCGGCGTCGAAGTGTCACCAACATGCTGAAGGTCGTAGGCTTCGCCCTGTTCTCAACCCGCCGCCTTGATGAAATCACCCGCATTCGTTGGGCGGACGTAGACGAGGCTGGCCAGCGAGTCCTTGTCCGGGACATGAAGAACCCCGGGCAGAAGATCGGCAATGACGTCTGGTGTTACTTGCCAGATGAGGCGTGGCAGATACTCCAGACAATGCCAAAGGCCGGCGACGATATTTTCCCGTACAGCCCCGAGTCTATTTCCACTTCCTGGGCAAAGGCCTGCAAGTTTTTGGGTATCGCTGACCTGCACTTTCACGACCTTCGCCACGAGGGTGTCAGCCGCCTGTTTGAAATGGACTGGGATATCCCGCGCGTAGCGAGCGTGTCGGGGCACAGGGACTGGAATTCGCTGCGACGCTACACCCACCTGCGTGGTAAGGGTGATCGGTATGTGGGGTGGGAGTGGCATGAAAAGATATTGAGGGCGCCCGTCCAACTGGGCGCCGCATCAATGAAGTGGCTCAATAGGCGGGTTTTAAGCCGTTGAGCTGATTGTTTTCTTTCACTGCAGCGGCGCGCTGGAGATCGAGGTAAGCCGCCAGATCGCCGATGTGAATGCCCTTGGCGGACTTCTGGCTCGGCTCCAGCCGGGTGATGGGGATCTTGATCTGACCACTCAACACCTTGCGCTGGAACATGTCGGGCGTCAGGTGAGTGAAGTAGTCACGACACACCCGATCAAGCGGGATGATCGCCTGGCCGTCGTACTGGGCCATCAGAATGAAAGCTGTGTTCATGATGCTCCCCTCACATCCGAAACGATTGATGAATGAACCTCGGCCGGGCTACTTCTTCCGCCGGCTTTGAGTTGTCCGTCTGGATCTCGCAGATAAACCGGTGCCGCTTTCGGTTGGTAGCGGTCAGGGCTTTGGTCAGGCCGGGAACAGCATTGAGGCATTGCTCGTAAGCTGTATCTCCAATCCATTGTTGAGCCGGAAACACTTGGCAATCCGTCCGAGTCGCATCCGCGCACAAGTACAGCAGCAGGAAAACAGTCATAGCCTGGCTCCCTGCTGCAAAACACTTGGTTCTATCCGTTTTGGCATTTGCATGGTGCTTTTCCTTTGCAGGCGATGGGTAGTTGCTGCTCCCCGTTGCTCGCTCTGTGATTCAGTTCAGCGCGCGTAACGCCGTGGTTTGTTATTTCTCTCTTCCTCCCGTGCAGCCATCAGTTCGGCCCACTCGGCAGACTTGCGCTGCTGCCGAATCCGACTACAGGTCTGATGCTTGCGGGTGGATCGGGCTTTGCCGCAGATGTCGCAGCAACTGGGGAGGTCCAGGCGGTGGCTCGCCATGGTCGGGCGTGTGCGAGGAATAGGATCGGGGCTTGGGTTCATGGCGCCCTCACTTTGCCCGCGCCTACGCCAATCGCGGTCAGCCTTACCTCATCGAGAAATTTGCACATCTGCAACTGGGTCTGCCTAGTTCGATTTTTCGGGTTTTCACAGGTCTGCTTGACCGAGTCCCTGAACTGTCTGAGTTGTTCCACCTCACGCAACAGCGTGTCGAAGTCAGCCAGAGTGACGAAGCGAAGCGTCGGGTTGAGATTTGATTCGACTAGGCCGGCAACTTGATAGCTTTGTACGTCGTCCAGACGGCGGGTGACGCCGATTACCAGTGGGTTCGTGGTAGCCTTTGTGCCGCTGCCACTTGGGTTTTGTGCTTGCATGGTGCTTCTCCCTTGGGGTGGTCGGTGTCGAGGGATTGCAGTCCCTCGACACCACTTTTTTCCTGTGATAATTCGCTGGTCAGCCCGCTTGGCTTACCAGGTGAATCACCAAGCCTTTAAGCTGCTCCTTCCCAGCAGCCTCCTTCTGCCACTGCAAAACCTCTTCGATCTGTTTGCTCGAGCAGTCATCGACAAGCAGCGTCCGCTCACCGCGCTCTAGCCTGACTTCCATGATTCCGAGCAGACCGTGATGCGAATACGCATCCGCATGAATGATCCCGGCCTGTTTGCCTTCAGCCAGTTGCTGGGCCTCGATCGTTCTCAGCTTCGTCGTCTTGCCCGTGCCGGCGTCGCCGGTGATGACGTGTACTTGCATGGTGCCTCTCCTTTTGAATGTGCCCAGCGTTGCAGCGCTGGTTGCGGTTTACGCGCTCTGAAAAATCCAGCAGCGCACGGTGGTAGGTTTGTTGAACATCGCGTTGCCGGCCGCTTGTGAGGCGCGCACGGCGCTGTACACGGCCTTGTTGGATTCCAGCCATTTGTGGCTGCGGCTGTTGACCAGCAGCCCGCGTAGGGTCTTGAGGTCGGCGAGGTTCTGCCGATGCTCGCTGGCCTTTTCGGCGAACTCGTTGAGGTTGATCGCGATGAGTTTCGGGTCGGTGCTGTGGTTGACCTGCGGGCCTTCGCCCAGGCTTTCGAGGTATTCGTAGACTTCCCAAAATTCGGCAACCAGCGGGTGGTCAGCACTAATCGCGGCTTGCCGCTCAAGCGCCATGACCATCAGGGCCTGATGGGTCGTGGCGACGTGGTTGTCATCGAGCGGGCAAACCAGGCGCAGGCAATCCACCAGAGCCATCAACTGGCTGTGGTTCTTGATGATCCGTTCCACGCGAATTTCTTTGAGCCTGCGCAGTTGCTGCTCATGGACCAGTACGCGTTCGGAGAACTTGGCCATCACCTGCGCTTCAGCACGCACGGCGAGCAGCAGGAAGTGGCTCAGTTGCTCGACCGGGATCAGGTTCAGGTTGTCAGCGGCAGCACGGCTTTCAGTGGTGACTTCCGGACGCGCAAAGTGGGATTTAATAATCCGGGTCAGGATCGCTTCTGACGCGCTGACATCGGCGTTCTGGCTGATCGCAATCGCACCCCGGAACGGCGGTTCGTAGGTCTCGTTGCCACTGGTCTTCATACCCTTTGTGCCGAGCGTGCCGCCGCCGTAGAAGTCTTTCAGCTCGTCCCAGTCGAAACCCTTGGCGTGCGCCTTGTCCGGCTCGTTGCGGTCGCCTTCGATCAGCACGACAGGCATGTTGGAGACCTGGCCCATGGCGCGCTGACGGCCGGCGCGGGTCGATTTCGACGGGTCAAAACCTTCATGCTCACGGCCCAGCAGTTTCCACAGGAACGTGAGCAGCGTGGTCTTGCCGGCGCCGGCTTCACCGGTGACTTCAAGGAACGGAAAGGATTTGTACTGCGAGCGGATCTGCTCGGCGAACAGCGAGCCGAACCAGAACGCCAAGGCGACGATGCCCTTCGCACCGAAGCATAGCCAGAGCAATGGCAGCCAGTCAGTGCGGTACTGCTTGCTGTCGCGCTGGATGTGCATGGCGATCGACTTTTGCAGCGTCTTCAGTCGCAGCTTGCCGAACTCGAAAAAGTCCTCCTTGTTGACCACGCTGACGATGCCACCACGTACCGCGAGATCGCCAAAGACGTAGCAGCCGTGCAGTTTGCTGTAGCCGATGAAGTCGATGGTCTCGACAGTCTTCAGGCCGAACAGCTGATCCTTCATGATCTTGTCGAGCTGCTGCCCGCTGCCGGTGAATACGGCGCCGGCGGCCATGCTGAGCAAACGCTTTTTAAACTCGCTGGCGGCCGCGACTTGGCCACCGGTGAAGGTGTTCTTCACGCTGCCGCTGTCGTGCGGGAAATCGACGCGGAAGTAGTACCAGGATTCGTCGGTGACTTCGTTGCGTTGGAAGTACAAGGCCTGTGGGTAGCAGTTGGCGATTTCCACCACGCCACCGCATTGGCGTAAGGCCTTTTCGCGACGCTGCTTTTCGTTCAGCAGTTGGTCTTCGTGGCGCTCGGAGGACTCCAGCGCCTGCATGGCCTTGTTGAATTTCTCCAGGTCCATCTTGAACCAGTAGAGTCGGCTGTCGAAGCCGAAGTGAAACTCGTGGCGCTCGCGCCATTCGTACATCAGCACGCCTTTCTCAGACGCGCTTTCGGCGATCAACAAGGAGCCGTGATAGCGAGCGGTGGCCAGATCCTTTTCGATCTGCTCAACACGCTCGCTTTCGCCATCAATGAACGCCCAGCGCTGATGCAGATCGTTCCAATCGACCTTGCGACTGTCCGATTGCGGGATCTGCGCTGCTTCGCACTCGTAGCCCAAGGCGCGAGCCTGACGCACCCAACGCTTGGTGTATTTGTGCGCGCCGGGTTCGTTATCCAGTGCCCAAATGAGCTTGGGCAATTTGCCGCCGCGCTGCCGGGCCAGCTCTTTCAGAGACTCTTCAGGGAAGAAGGCCGACGACATCGCCGACACTGCTGCAATACCGTTATGCACCAGAGCGATGGCGTCGAAGATGCCCTCGACAATCCACAGCTCTTTGACGTCCAGCAGCTCGACACATGGCGGGCACCACCAGTACCCACGCGGGCTATCACCGGGCTTGAACCGCGCCTTCATCTTGCCGAACCGGTGCGGCCGGTCGATCAGGCGTTCCCAGTAGCCACCTTTCTCCAATGCAAAGCGCACCGTCGCGCTACCAGCATTCAGTTCGCCGGAGAAGTACGTTTCCTGCGTAAACCAGCCTTGAATCAGATCGAGCCGAAAGCCACGGGCAAATTCCAGATACGCACGGGCGGTGGCGCTGGGGTGTTGCTCGCTCGCTGGGGCGCGCTTGCTCCAGTCTTCGAACAGGTCCTCATAGATTTCTTTGACGTGCCAGGTCTGGCCACACTTGCCCCGGCCGCAACGGATCATCCACGGGTCATCGTGGAAGGCGTACAGCTCCTTTTTCTTGCACGCTGGGCATTCGCCCTGGCGCATGTATTTGCCGGCCTTGTGCTTGAGGCCGTAGTCGGACTCAAGGCGTTGCAGGATATCGGCGCGCAAATCGTGCTTCATGTTCATCGGGGCTTACTTCACTTCGCCGAAACTGTGTTTAAGGGCGCCAATCAGGCGTTTTTGCGCGGCCATCACGGGGAAGGCCGACAGCAGAGAGCCGTGCCGTAAACCCTCGGGGATCATGCGAAACCGGTCGTCATACCAGTACTCGTTGAACTGCATCGAGTACTGAGCGCGCAGTGCCTGGAGCAGCGCTTCGGCCTGCTCGCGCGGCAGTTTTGCGGTAATGGCGATGTCGATTTCCATGATCCACCTCGGATTTCAGGCAAAGCTCACCCAAACCCACGGGAAGCGGGGCAGGGCGGGGTGTTTAAAAAGGGATTACTGAGGGTGGTGCTTGTGCGCGGAGTCGCGCTGAGCGAGCAGGGTCTGCGGCAGCAGCCTCGCCGGTACCGGGTAGCGCAGATCGGCGCGGGTGTCGATCAAGTGCACGACCGTGCAGCCGGGGCTGTTGCCCCAGTCCACGCCGATCCACTTGCGCTGATTGATCACCTGCAATTCAGTCCATGCGTTGTGCACCAGTCGCTCCGCCATGAAGACAGGCACCTCCAGCGACGTGGCCAAGTGGCGAACGCAGTTTTCATAGAGCAGGTCCGAGTCCACCAAGTACTGCGCTTCGTGCCGTTGCAGGTAAGCGAACGCGGCACGTTGCATGCTGCTGCGGTAATCGTGGGTCAACTGATCGTGGTTCATTGCGCACACTCCATTTCCATTTGGTCGAGCAGGTCGGGTTGATCGTTGGCGGTCTTCATTGCAGCGCGGCGCAGGGCGATGTCGGCAATCGGCAAACGCACCGATGGGTTGGCCATGCCGCTGGGGCTCATTTCGTGAGTCATTTCGAACTCAGCACGCACCGACCAGCCGCAAGCCTCGTTGGTGCATTGCAGGTAGGCCACGCGCAGGAAGATGTGTGTGCCTTCGCTGGTGCGGATGCGCATGCGGCCGAGGCAGTGCGGGCAAACCAGTTTGTATGTACTCACCCAGCGATCCCCCGACCGTGCAGTTGAATGGTGGCCAGCACTTCGCTGTAGCGGGCGGACATGTAGTGCATCAACGCGTTGATGATTGCCTGGGCTTCGCAAGACTCGATGACACCGTCATCGAGTGCTTTGGCAATGATTTGATCGACCATCCCGCGCTTGGCGGCGGCTTTGACTGACCGGTTGTACAACTCGACGTTGTCCAGATCTGCCGATGCGGTGAACGGCACGAACATGCCGCCGTATTTCGCTGCGATGTAGTCTGGCAGGAAGGTCGTGCCTGCGACTTGCTCAAGGCGGTGAATGTGATCATCGCTCAGCGGACGGCTACCCGCGTTTTCGTAAGCCTGGTTGTCGAACTTTTTGAGTGGCATTCCCAAGTCGGCAGCGGCGTAGATGCGGCCTCCCTGATAGGCGCCGATTACTGCGCTGACTACATCTTTCCTGTTGGCTAGAACTGGACGTTTCATCTTCTGGTTTCCTCCCTGAGCCAACAGGCCTAGTTTTCAATCACGTGGTCTTTGATACCCAGAAGCACTGCGGCGCGGTGAGCCTCACCGCGTAGGCACTTCTTTTGCCCGTTCAATACCGCGTATACGGTTGAAGGGTGCAGATCGTTCTGAAGGGCAAAGTCTTTTACGGACATGCCTTTGCGTTCCAGGCGCGTTCTAGCGGCCTGGCAGGCTTGCTCGGGTGCGTAGGTGGCGTGCATAGTTCAAATTCGTGTGATTTCGCGTAATGATTTGATGATATTGGTTCAGTTATTTGGACCTGTCAACGCTTGAGGTTCAAAAAATATGACCATTGGTGAGCGGCTGAAGGAAGAAAGGTCGCGTCTAGGCCTCAGCCAGACTGATTTAGGTGCTGCTGGCGGTGTTGGTAAAACCACCCAAATAAATTATGAGAAAGGCTCGGGGAGTCCCGACGCCAAGTACTTGGCCGCAGCCGCTGAATTGGGTGTGGATGTTCTGTACGTTGTGACGGGAGAGAGAAAGCCCACAGCTGCCGGAAGCCTCAATGCCGAGGCCGCAGAATTTTTTGAGATCTACCAGCACATTGGCGAGCCAGATCGCGAGGTGCTGTTGCGTATGGCCTCGGCTTTTGCGAAGGCCGCGAACATGGTGTGAAGGAGAACTACTGACCTGAAGGACACTGATCAGGTTAGTGCACGCAATACGCCGGCCACGATGGCCGGCTTTTTCATGGATAGTGAAAGGAGCAGCACGAATGGCATTGAAACCCTGTAAGTCATGCAAGCACAAAATACATACATCGGCAAAAGTCTGCCCGAGCTGTGGCGTTGCCAATCCTGGCGTCACCGTAGGCCAACAAATCGGCGGTTTCGTGATTCTGGCGATCATCATCGCCGTGACCATTTCGATGTGCTCAGGTGGAAGCAAAGACGAGCCTGTTGCAAAGGCAGCCCAGAGCGTAGTTCCCAAATCCTATTCCATCACCAAGGATGAGTTCCAAGAGGGGCGGCCCCGAAAAGTAGAAGTCACGTTGCCAAAGCGGGTCAGTGATGCAGAGCTGGCTCAAGTCGCGCAGGCGGTGCGCGCCGATACCAAGTTCAAGCCCAAGATCACGTTCATTGGGTTTCGAATCGAGGGCCAAACTGATAAATCCTACTGGGCAAACGCAAGTTTTTCCCCTGAGTTCAAAAGCACTCTCATTGGCCTCAGCGCGCAGGATTATCAGACCCTGAAGACCATGGATTTGAAGGCGTACCCAGACAAAGTTGGGAGCTGGTTACGCGATGGCGCTCTTGGTCACGTGATGGTTCTGTACAAGCGAAATGGCAAATATTCCATCGATTCGATTTTCCCAAATGGCGGAAAAAATACAGAGAACTATTCAGCGAAGAAGCTACCGGAGGGCGGCCTGCGCCTGGATGAGCCTGAGAACAGTTTCGGTGAGTATTACGTGGTGGATGCCAGCGGAAACCTACAGGGCTGGGGTGAGAACGGCATGTACATGACCTTGCCACTGATTGCGCCTGCGCCGTAACCCGGGCGTAACTGCTACTTACATTTCCTAAATGGTGCATGACTGCGGGAGCAACCATCTGGAGGGCGACACCCATTCATCCAGATCCAAATGATTTTGGGGCTGGTGACACGTGAAAACGTGCTGAGAATGGGTGACTCCCGGGCGGTTCAGGTATTGCGGACAGTACCCCGCCCATCACAAGGAAATGGAGTACGCACGATGGAAAACCTTACCCCTTTGGAGCACCTCTTTTTGCAGCTTCTCGCGAAGTTAGATGATCAGCAGCGGCAAGATGTGCTGAGGATCATGGAGGTGCTTGTGCAGTCATCGAAGTAAGGCAAATTTAAAGTAGGGTCTCGGCATTTTGCTGGGGCCTTAAAATTGGACTTATGACGAATCTTGTATGCGGATTCTCAACTAATAAAGAGCGTGTACCTAGTGGAAGAAGAAATAAATCATAAACCACTTTCTCAAACGGTTTCTTTTTGGCTGGCTCTTGTTATACCAATAGTTTGTGGGCTTGTGCTTGGGGTGGTAATTGGAGTTAGTTCTTCGTTGGGTGGTGTTTGTTTAACGTCTGGCTGTGTTAACTATTTTATTGAGATATATAAAGTTCCAATAGCAATTGCAGGTTTTTCCGTACCTCTTGTCGCTATGGTAGCTGCTATTCAGCGGTCAAAAGAAGCTTTTGTACAGATAAGTTATGGTCAAAAGCAGTATTCAGAAGCTGTGAGTAATAATATGGCGGGAAATTACCTCAAGCATCGAGAAGGATTTTATAAACTTATAGAGAACTTTTGTGATATAGAATCAAATAATCGAGTGTCTTGTACGGTACGGGTCGACGTTGGTTATCTTTATATGAGGTTGTTTCCGAAGAATAGCTTTAAGTTCTTAGAGTTTAACCAAAAGCGTACTGGTGTGTGGGAAAGGCTGCATGGCAGATTTCAAAAAATGGATGATAATATAAGTGTAGGGATGAAGTCTCCGGGGGCTTTCGATTTGGGTGATTTTCTTTCAGAACTCCAAAGGATTCAAAATATTCTGACTATGCGTTTGACTCCTTCAATTTTTTGCGGGTATGAACGTGATGGTGAACAGCTTGGTTCGGTTATTCGTGGGGCTGAAGAGGATATTAATAACGTTAGTGAGACTGCTGCATTAGTTTTGAGGTTGTACTTGGCATTGAGTTCATATGCTGGGTTTGAAGTTGCTCTTGGGTCTCATAATGTTTTTTATAGTCAAAAAATCCCTGAGATGCTTGAACTCTCTAAAGTTAATGTGAAGTTCGAGCCGGTTAATCACTCTATATAGTCTTGGCGCGGGGGCGGTTGTAGCTCAGGAACTGCTCAAAATGCAATAGAGATGCGAGCCAATTTATAGCTTTGCTTCTCTTTGCCATTCTCGGGCAACAGCTCGTGTGGCCGTTTTTTTTGTGGAGTATAGCCAACGTAGCCGCCGCGGCCTGGTCTGGTCCCCAGCTGTCACCGTCTTTTCACTTCCCGACTTCTCATCGCGGTAGTACGCGATGATCCCCGTGAAATCCCCCTTGTTCTCTTCTGCTAGGTCTTCAACGGTATCTTCCGGTAACTTACTTTCCAGCTCCAGACTGACGGCGTAGCCGTTGTCCGCGCTGAGCGTGTGTTGCACATTCCCGCCGTACCAGATGATCGCGTCAATCTCAGGCTTCACGCCTTCAAGCGTGTAAGTCAGCTCTGGAATCAAATCCGGCCGGCCGATGGCGAGGGTATAGCTGAGTGTTGCGCTTCCACGTTGCAGGCGATTGAACTCGGCTCGCGCGGCTCTCAGGGCTGATTGGCGGTCGCTGTAGGTGTGGCGCAGATCTTTGAGGTTTTCCCCACCTCCGGCGATGGCTTCCTGTTTCTTCGCGCTGTTCACGTCGTAGAAGTAGGCACGCACGCCGTCGTAGCTGTCGCGGTCGGCTTGCAGGTACCGGTGCTGGTCGCCGTCCGCGCGAGTTAGGGTGATGTGGGGAAGCTCGGCACCGCTGGCGGTCTTGCCGCCGCCGGCGGGCAGGCACAGTAAGCAGCCGGCTTTGACGGTGACCACGGCATCGAATTCTTCGCCGACGCGGCTGATCAGGTTGGCATCGGATTCATTGGCCTGGTCCAGTTGCAGGATCGGTAGGCCGTCGAGCGCGCCGGCGATGGTGGCGGTCAGACCGTTGCCTAGGGCGATATCGCCCAACACGTCACCGAGCGTGGTGTTGCTCCAGCTGCGCTCGCGTTTGGTTTTCAGGCCTTTGCGCAGATCTGCGGATCGGGCGCGGATACTCAGCACGTCGGGCGCGCCGGAATGCTCGGTTTCATCAACGGTGTAAGTGCCCTTGTCGACCAGTCCGGTATCACTCCAACCGAGCCACAATCGAACCACCGCGCCCTTGGGCGGGATGGCGAGCAGTCCGTCGTGGTCGCTGAGGGTGATGCTCAGTTGATCGGCCTCGATGCCGCGATTGTCGGTCAGGTCGAGGCTCATCAGGCGCGGGCTGATCAGTTGGGCGATGTCGTTGCCGTCCACGGTGATACGGAACGCTGGCACCGGGTAAGCCGCCTCGCGTTTATAGCGCTCGATGGTCTTGTCCAGAAAACCGGTGACGTGGGAGAGGGCGGCATCGATCACAGCAGCGCCCTCATAATGCTGACGCCAGCGCTGGTACCGGCGCCGATCAGGTCGATACGGTCGTCATCGATGCGCTTGAGGCTGAGAGTGAATTCGATGCGGCGTGGCGTGCCGTCGCGGAAGAATATCGTCTTGGTTTCGCTCAAGCTTTCGATGATCCACAGCCCGTAAATGCGGCCGCTTCCCTCGACCATTGGCCACGCCTTGCCGGTGTTGGCCATCAGGCGCAAGGCGTCGAGGCTGAGGGCGCTGCCGGCAAGTTCCGGCAGGATGATGCCGGGCAGGGTGATGGAGTCATCACCACGGCCGACGAACTGGCGAGCGGGTGCGGCGCCGACGCGGTTGCTGCTGGCGTGGCGCCATTCGGTTTGGCGTTGCAATTCCTGGTAGGCGGCGGTGGAGAGACTGAAAACGAACATGCCCAGGGCAAGCATCATGGCGGGTTACTCCAGGTCGGACAGTTTGCTGCGCTGGCGGGCGCTCTTTTCGCTGGAGACGCGGGCCAGCTCGGCGCGCACGGCGCGGGCGATGGCGCGCTCATCCATGCCGGGCGTGGTGTGGATGTTGATTTCGTAGGTGTCGTGGCTGTCGTAGGCAGCGGCCGGCGCTGGGCTGATGGGGGCGCGATTGTCGATCGACACTGAAGAGGATGCGGCAGCGCCGGTTGGTAACTGCGGCAGCCCGATGGCGCCGAGCGGGCCAGCCACGGCGCCAAGTGCACGTTGCCCAGCAGACACGACTTGTTTGCCCATGTCAGTGATGGCGCCCAGCGGGCCATCCTGGCCACCTTGCAGACCTTGCGTCAGCCCGGCCATGGTGAAGCCGCCGAGCGCGGTGAACACGCGGGAAGGGCTGTGGATGCCGAGCTTTTCCTTGAACATGTTGATGGCCGAGTCAGCAATAGAACTGACGGCACTCGTGATTTGCCCTAACCCAGCGAGCAGTCCGTTGACCAGGCCGTTGACCAGCATGTTGCCGAACTCGGTAAAGCGGCTCGGCAGATCCACGCCGAGGTAGCTCAGTACGCCGGCGAAGGCCTGGTAGATCAGGCCGATGGGGCTGAAGTTGGCGAGCGTGTTGAGGATCCCGCCGATGCCGCCACTGAAGCCGGCTTTGATCTCAGTCCAAGCGTTGCTGAAGTAGAGTTTCACCGCGTCCCAGTTGCTGTAGATCAGGTAAGCCGCACCGGCGAGCACGGCAACGACGGCACCGATGGCCAGCGCGACCGGGTTGGTAGCGAGGCCCCACAGGGCAATGCTGACGGTTCGCAGGGCGGTTACCAGTGCGCCGCTGAGTGTGCTGGCCAGCGTGCGAAGGCCTTGGCCCAGCATGGGGAGTGCATTGCGGGCCAGACCGGTGATGGTGGGGGCGAGCTTTTGCATGATTCTCAGCGTGCCACCACCCTGCATGCCGAACATTGCCATGCCGTAACGAATCACTGCAAACGGGCCGAGCAGGCTGGCCATCCCGATGGCCAAGCCACCGAAAACGAACGACAGTCCCGCGACCAGCGCCACGACTTTGACCAGGCCGCCGGCGAGTTTTGGGTTTTCCCGCGCCCAGGCGCCGACGTTGTTGGCGACTTCACCAAGAGTGTTGATCAGCTCTTTCAGCTCCGGCGCGACGGCGGCACCGAACTCGGCCATGGCGTTGGTGAAGCTGCCTTCGGCGGCTTCCATGACATTGGTCAAGGTGCTGAGTTGCTCATTGACGCGCGTGCGCAGGTCGGCCTGATTCTGCAGCTTCTGCTGCACCTCTTTGTAACCCGCCAGCCCCTTGTTCATCATCGTGTTCAGGGTGGTCATGGTTTCCGAGTCATCACCGAACAAGTCCTTGATGGTCTCGGTACGGTCTTCGTCGTTCAGCCCCTTGAGCTTTTCGACCTGGGCGAACAGGTTCTCCAGCCCGGCGAAGTTGCCTTCCTTGTTGGTGAAGCTGAATTGAATCTTCTGGCCCTTGAGTTGGCGGATCTTGTTGACGTCGTCGACCTTGTCCTTGTTCAAGCCCGCCTGAAAGATTTTGCGGAAGGCGTTACCGGCAGCGCCGCCTTCCATACCGGCCTGATCCATCATGATCAGCAGCGGGGCCAGTTCATTCGCGGCCTCGATCCCTGATTTCTTGATGGTGTCCATCACCGGGGCAATTTTGCTGAAGCCCTGCAGCATGTTGGTTGAATCGACACCGGAGTAGAACCCGCGCTGAATGGTGTCCATCAACGCCATCATGTCCTTCTCGGAGGTGCGCGTGGCGTCCTGCATCTTGGCCGCGAACTCGGCGGCTTCGGCCACCGGCATTTTCAACTGCACGCCCAGATAAGCGGCAGCTTCGCCGGTACCGCCGAGGATGCTTTGCGCGCTGAGGCCTTGGCGCCGCAACATGGTCATCATCTCTTGAAAGTCAGCGGTGGTGCCAGGCAAGCGGTCGCCGAGTTTGGTGGCGAGGTCGGTGATCTTCTGGAAGTCTTCGGCGACCTTGCCGGTGTTGTCCATCATCGACACTTTCAACTGCGTGGCTGAGTCTTCGTTCGGTGCGAATGCGCCCACGGCTTTGGCTATTGGGCGGCTGGCCGCGTAACCAACGCCCAACCCGGCCGCACCGTTGACCGCCATGTCACTGGCAAGGCTTTGTGTCTTAGCCAGTTTGGCGCGCTCGGCGGCCATGCGTTTATGCTGGGCATTCAACGCAACCAGCCGTTTGCCCTGTTCGCTGATCGTTGCATTGGTGGCGCCGATCTGCTCACGCAACTGGCGTTCGTGGGTGCCGAGGTCTTTGGTGCTGATCCCTGCGCTGTACAGCTTCGAACGCAGGGTCTGCAACTGTTCGGACTGCTGCTGGTGCTGTTCCTTGAGCCGCTGAGCCTCACGCACGGCCGTGCGGAAATCCTTGGCCATGGCCTTGGTCGGAACGCCTGTGGCGGCAAACTGCTGACTGAGCGCGCGCACTTTGTCGCGGGCCGAGGTGAGGGCGGTTTTGGTTTGTTCGGCGGCAGCGCGCTGGACCCGCCAAGCGCTAACGTCTTTCTGCTGGGCGTTGAGTTCCTTGAGGCGGTCGCGAGCGTCCTTAAGGGCGCGGGCAGCGCCGATGCTGCCCTTGTCGATGGCCTTCAGAGGGCCGCTCGCCCGGTCAATCGCGTTGAGCAGTACCTGAAGTTTTAAATCATTCGCCATCGGTGGAACTCCGCACCCTGGCGCGCTCGCGCCAGTCCATCAATTCTCGCAGGCCGAGCTGATCCATATCAGCCGGCGCCCAGTGAAAAACCACGGCCAGATCGGCCATGGCGTCCTCTACGCAACGAGGGAGGCGTCCGTCCTCACCGACTTCTGCAACAAAAAATGCGCGACCTTGTTGCCGCATGCGAGCAGGTCAGCCGGGTCCATGCCGGCGGCTTCGGTGGCGGTGATGCTTGGCGACGTGATACGCGGCAGTACCTTGAGTAGGGCTGCGACATCGAGGTTCAGCAGGTCCACCAGGTGCACGCCGCGCAGTTCGCCGGAACAGGGTTTTCGCAGGGTGAGGCTGTCGATCTGATTCTTGCCGCGCAGGATCGGGGTATCGAGGATGACAGTGTTGTCATCGACTGCCGGCAGAGCTTCAGTATTGGTTTCTTCGGTGTTCATGTGTTGCTCCAAGTAACGGTTTCAGGGAGTGGTTCAAAGGCCAATGGCGGAGCGCTGTTTCTCCAGCATGTCCACGCCGTTGACCTTCTCGATGAAGTTGAGCAAGTCGATTTCGATGATGTCTTCGTTGTCGACGATCAGCTTGTAGTAGCTGCAGGTGGTGGTGATGCTGTGTTCGGTGTCTTCGCCAGGCTGGGCGTCGCCCATCTCGATGGTTTCGTGACGGCCGCGCACGATGATTTCCACGGCGCTGACTTCACCGGTGTCGTCTTGCTGGAATGAGCCAGCGAAGCGCAGTTGCACGCCGGACGCGTTGACGCTGCCGAACTGTTTGAGCGCGATCAGATCCAGCCCGCCGGTTTTCCATTCGAACTGGATGCCGTCATCGGAGAAGCCGAGGTCGGCCTTGACCGGGCCGTTCATGCCACCGCCGCGATAACTTTCCATCTTGCGACCGAGCGGGGGCGGGGTGACGCTTTTGGCAACGCCCTGGTAGGTGTTGCCGTCGTTGAACAGGTTCATGTTTTTGAGTTTGCGAGGCATGGCCATGGCGTTGGTCTCCGGGGTACGGACTCCCCCGCAGGGGAGCGCCGATTCAGGCGTTCACTTTGCTGGCGAACTGGATCAGGTAGCGGTCGGTGATGCGCTGGCGAAGGGTCAGGTCTTCCAGCGGCGGCACGGGCGTGTAGTCGTAATCGAGGTAGAGCTTGCCGGCCTTGAGCGTGTCCTTGTCGTTGATGTCTTCCGGGTACCAGCAGTCGCCGCCGATCAGGTAGCCGCTGCCGACCATTTCGCGGAACTTGGCTTTGATGCTCTCGATCATGTCGCGCACCAGGGACGGGTGCATGGGCTTGTCCACGGCCCACATCTGCGCTTCGGCCATGGTGTCGGCGAGAATCTGCGCCGTGCGGGTGTAGTTCTCGAAAGCGAACAGCGGATCGTCACTGCACGTGCGGCTGCCCCAGAATCGGAAACCGCCCTCGTTGATTAGGGTGGTGACTTCGTTACCGTTGAGGTAGTTGGCATCGGTGGCCGGGTTTTGCAGGTCCCAGAACACGTCGGCGCTGATCCCGGTTACGCCGTTGACCGCGACGTTGGACAGGGTTTTGTGCCAATCCACTTCCTGGTCAATCTTGGCGCGCAGGCCCAAAGCACGGGCGACGGCAGAGGCTTTCACGGTGGCGTTGGTGACGGTGTCCCAGTTCTGGAAGTCTGGCCAGATCACCATCACTTCGCGGGCGCCAAAGTTCTCGCGGTAGGCGACGGCTTCTTCCTTGGTTTTGCAGTCCCAGGCGCTGACGTAGCAGAAGGCGCGTAGCTGCTGGGCGATGCTCGCCAATGCAGTGCCCACCGGTTGGCTGTCGAGACCTGGCACGCCGAGGATGCGCGGCACCATACCGACCTTGGCCTTGGCGGCGAGCAGGGCTTTCATGCCGGTGTATTTGCCGTCGGCGGTGGTGGTGCCGATCAGGGCGCTGTTGGTTTCCGCCTCGGTGGCGCCTTCCTTGACGCGCACAACGATGGTGTAGGGCTTGGTCTGGTCGGCAATGGCTTGCAGGCTGGCGGCGAGGGTGCCGGTGGTGCCGGCCTTGCCGACAGCGGTTTGCACGTTGGTGAGCAGCACCGGCGTATCCAGCGGGAAAACGGTAGCGTCGGCATCGTCGGCCGTGCAGACCATGCCGATGACGGCGGTGGGAATGGTGCGAATGGGGCGGGTGCCGTCGTTGAGTTCGAGCACCCGCACGCCGTGAAGATAATCGGCCATGGTTTTGCCTGCGCAGTAAATGAGATGACAGTGCACAGGCTGCCGCGCGCGCGCCGGATGGGCGAGCGCGTGGGTTTGTAGTGTTAACCGTTACAGGGAGTCGGTGTTTTGGTGGATAGCGACTTAAGCAGGCTCAATGGGATGGTTTGGCCAAACGGGATCGGGCAATGAGGTATCAACGCGGTTCACGTCCACCCGGAACTGCTTCCACTGTCGCAACCGTGCTGCCTCTTTTTCAGTTTCGGTACCTAGGTCTACCGCGTCCTGCAGTGGATCTATCTGAGTGGTTGCTTCTCGCAGCAGCTCGTTGCGTTGAGCTATTGCTCCGGCGAGAGCCTGCTCGGGCGAGCGCACGAAATCCCGAGCGACAGGCGGTTCAACCTCATAGTCGATGACCTTACCGTCTACTTGGGCCTGTTGCAGTGAGCGGTAGGCTTCATGGCTCAGCTCAACGGCATCATTTGGCAAATCTGGCGTGATATCCGAGTCATAAAAGCCTTTGTTCGACCGCGAAGAAAACATGGGCATCTGGCACCTCAATATCCGATTGCAATGTATTGGCCGACCTCAACCGAAGCCCCAAAATTCTGGAAAATAACCTGCCCATTTGGATCACCACCCGACTGACCAACGAGCATCACCGCATTGCTTCCCAGTGACTTCCGCCCACCAATGGCGACGAAGCAGCCATTAGGGAACCTGAGTGGAAATGAAAAAGATTGGTAGGAGCCGCCAGTTGCCGAAACGCTGACCTCTCCCCACTCCAAGATCAGCCCTCCTGGTAGACGCAGATAACCCACCGATCCGAGAGACCGCGCCGAAAACGCCGCAATGATTGCCGCCTGAACCTGTGCCGTCGTCGCCAGTTTGGTGGTGTTATCCGTACCCGCTTGAGTCGGCCCGGTGGGCGTACCGGTCAGCGTGGGGCTTGCCAGTGGCGCCTTAAGGCTGATGGCATTGGTAACCGTGGTGGCAAAGTTAGGATCGTTACCCAGCGCGGTTGCTAGTTCTTTAAGCGTATCCAGTGCCGCCGGCGATGAATCGACCAACGCGGCCAGTGCAAGCTGGATGAATGCAGTTGTCGCGATCTGTTGGTTGTTCGTGCCAGGACCTGCCGTGGGGGCTAAAGGCGTACCGGTGAAGGATGGCGAATTAATAGGCGCAAAGCCCTGAGTAACGTTTTGGAATGCCAGTGGTGTGGTGCCCAGGACGATTGTCCCGTCAGTAATCAGCTGCCACCGGGTATCTGCCAACGTGGTGCCTTGCTCGACCGACACCAGCAAGCCCGACGTCACCTGGGCGCTGGAATCGGCGTCTGTCGCGCGCGACCAACTGCCCGCTGCCGCAACCCAAATGCCGTTGTCCTTGGCGACGTTTTGGTTTTTCACCAGCACCCGGTCACCAGCCGCCAACGCGACGCCATCGATGGTCTGCAAACCTGTCAGCGCGACATTGCCCATGGTGGCCACCCGCACCGACTGCTTGTTATCGAGTTTATAAAGCTCTTCCAGAATCTTCGCGTCGACGTACTCTCGGGTCGCCAGCACCACCGACGGGTCAATCTTCAACTGAATGTTCGACGTGCCGCTGGTGATGATGTGCATCCGCACCACCTGATTTCGGCCCGAACCTTGGGTGAGTAATGGCTTGTAGCTCGGCGCCACGTTGGACACGGCCGAGAACACACCGTCCTTGTCTTCGAGCGCCAATTCGCGGATCCACCATCCGCCAACATCCGGCGGCAGCACCAGTTCAGCGATGAGGACGTTGTCGTCTGTTGGTGAAACGCGCAGTTGATTGAGCTGGGCGCGGTAACGCTGATTTATCAATTTGGTTTGTGACGGGCTGGGCACCGGGTCTGTGTCGTTGGCGTCGCCGATCAGCATGTAGCGCGGTTCCCACGGAATGCCGAGGGCGTCGCAATTGGTTTTCTTGGCGGCGCCCAGCGTGGTCAGCATGCCGCCGAAAATAGAGTTCTGATCAACCATGGAGATACACGTCCAGTTCGTCGAGGGTGTAAAGGCTCACGCCGCTGTAGGCCCGGATCGAGACATCGATGTCCGGGTTGTTCCAGGGGTACACGTCGATTTCGTCGCCGTCGTAAACGGCGAAACCAACGAAGGCGTCGAGTCGGGTTTCAAGAATGATGTCGAGGCCGGTGAGATGGCGGGTGAGGGGCTTGGCGTCGTCGATCAGCCAGACCAGTTCCTGGTACATCGCTTCGGTGATGCCGGAGTCGAGGACGCCGATGCGCAAGGTGAACGTACCGGGCGTGCCGGGCGGAACGGTTTGCCACCATTCGGCGACCTCGATCAGATAGCCCAGCGGTTCCACCACTCGACGCAATGCGCCGATGGTGCCTTTATGGGAGTGCACGTAATACGCGGCTCTGCACGCGGCACGCTTGGCAGCCTCTGGCCATTTGCTGTCCCAGCGATCAACCGAAAACGCCCAGGCCAGATACGGCAGTAGGGGCAGGGGGCACTCGTCAGGGTTGTAGAGCGTGCGCAACGGAATCGGCACGCGCTGGATTTCTGCCAAGGCTTGCGCTGCTTGGCGCTCCAGCGGGGTCGAGTTGCCGGGTAGCAGTGGCTGGTAGGTCATCACTCAACCCCCAATATCAGTTCTACGCTCGTGCAATACGGCGCCTGATACTTGGTGGCGACGATGTCTTCCCAGTCTTCCAGCACTACTTTACGCACGCCCTCAACGTGCAGCGCGGCGTGCACGATCGACTCTGAAACCTCCAGCGCCAGGCGCCGCCGTTGGTGCACGAATTTGAGTAATTGGGCTTCTGCAGCAGCGAGGACAAGTTCGGTTTCCGGTCCGTTGCTGAGCGGGTAGATCTTGGCCTTGATCTGGTAATTGATGATTTCCGCGCCTTGGACCGTGAGGCGATCCGCCACGGGGCGGCGGTCGTCGTCACTGAGGTACGTTTTGACCTTGTCGAGCAGTGCCGGCGAGGCAGTGCCATCGCCCAGCACTGACTGCACGGTGACTACGGCTTCGGCCGGCGCCGGGCTTTCGGCGGTGGCATCGGCGACCTGACCGTCAGCCGACCGGGCGTGGAAGATGTAGCTGTTGCGAGGGCCGGCAGTGCTGAGGCCTTCCCATGCCATCTGTGCCCGTTCGCGCAGGCTATCGTCACTTTCCATGAGCTTGGGGAGCGGCGGCACGGCTGTCGGATTTGCAGCCTGAATCACCAGGCGCTTGACGTTGAAATTGGCGGCGAGCTGTTCGAGGTCGGTGCCTTTGGCCAGGGCGAGCATATTGGCGACGGATGCTTCATTGACGCGCTGACGCCAGACGGTTTCGCGGTAGGCGTTTTCCTCGAGTAATTTGGTCAGCGGCTCCGACTCCATGTTGAGGCGTGCAGCGATCTCGGCTTGTTCCTCCGCAGGCCAAAGACTGACGGCGTAGGCCTTACGCTCGGCGAGGATCTGCTCGTAGTCGATCTGTTCGACGATCTGCGGCGCCGGCAGTTGGCCAAGGTCGATGGCGACGAAAGTATTCATACACTGCCCCCCAGTTGCAGAGGCACGCTCAGGCTCAGCGGCTGATTGTTGTCGACGATGGTGCCTTCAAACTCCAGCGACGCCTGACCCTGAAGGTTCGCACCGATGAACTGGATACGGCTGAGGCTGATGCGGGTTTCCCAGCGCATCAGGGCCATGACGGTGGCGGCGTAGACCTGCAAGCGGGTGAAGTCGTTAAACGGCTGATCCACCAACTCAGGGAGCAGGCTGCCGTATTGGCGGCGCATGACGCGGGTGCCGATGCGAGTGGTCAGGATATCGGTGATGGACTGGGCGATGTGTTCGACCAGGCCGAGGGCTGCGCCGGTTTCTCGGTTCATACCGGCTTCTCCGTCTTCGCACCGCCGGGCATTACACCGCCGTGCAGGTGCTTCACCAGGCTGATACCGGCCGCGATGACATCTTCGGACACGGTGACCAGACCAGTGATGTTCTGGTTGCCGGTCTGGGTGTAGTCGCCCTCATGGGTGATCGGGCCGACGATGTGGATGCCGCCCGTACTCGTCAGATTGGTGGTGCCGCCTTCGGCCAGGGTGGCATTTAGGTGGTGGGCGACGCTGTCGTACTCGATGACGGTGCCGTCGCGGTAGGTCGTTCGGTGCAGTCCTTCGCGGTCGCCGTTGGCCGGGATATTGTCGCTGAACAGGCCTGTCAGGACGATGCCATTGCCGAGCTGGCCGGAAGGGCTGAATAGGATGACTTGCTCGTCGATAGTTGGCGGATTCCACTCCCGATCGGCTCCGGCACGGGCGGCAATCCATGGGAGCCAGCCGGTGGTGAGGGTGCCGGTTTTGACCTGCACACGCGGGGGCTTCATCTGGACGGCAGCGATGGTGCCGAGGCGGATGAGGTTTTCGATCAGGCGGGCGAGGGTGGCTAAATCGTTCATGGCGCCAATGGTGGCTGTACGCGCGAAGAACCGCAGTTAGATAGTTCTGTAAGGATGTCGTGTACAAATCGTTTGAATGATACTGCCCACGACGTTACGTCGCTGTGTGGTGGAATCCCAATTTTTTGTGCACCATGTGACATTGAGTATTTTTGGAAGGGGGTGATATGGGTTTCGATGCTTCTACACTGGTCTTGTATATGCCAGTTTTGAAAGATGGTGTTATAGCACTTGCGGCAGCTATAACGGCCGGTATGGCTATATACGGATTGAGAGTCTGGAAGAGAGACCTCGTTGGTAAGGAAGTGTACGAAGTGGTGAAGGAATTGGTCTATCAAAGTCACTCAATATCAAGGGCTGCTGCGCGGTGCTTATATCCATTAGCGGCTTCTGAGGCGAGGGTTTTTAGTGATGAGGAGCGATTTCATACTACTGAGTACGAACGTCTATTTTTAAGTGAGTCTGGCGCATATCGTGCGCGTTTAGATATATATGTAAGCTCTTTGCGAGAGTTTTCCGATGCCTTGTTAAGGGCGCGCGTTTTGTTGGGGTCAAAGGTTTTAGGGGCGTATAATCCATATGAAAAAGCTTTAGCTAAACCAATAGTCCTAATTAATGAATATCTTACTGTTATAGAAGACCGCACGAATACTCCGCATCCTCAGTCTGAAGATGTGATGAGGTTGCGATCTTTGTTTGCCAGCTTTGATCCTCAAAAACATAATGAAATACTGTTCTCGGTTTATGAGGCTAGAGAGAAGGCGGAAAAATTCTCGCTTCCATATTTGCATAGAAAGTCTATAAGGTGACCTTCTGAGAACAGGAGGTGCTTGTTGGTGTGTGGCTGCTGAATTGAAAGGTTTTGTATTTGTAAAACGATTTTAGTTGCGCGAAATAAATTAGTGGATGATCCCTAATTAGAATTGGATGTTTTTCGGTTAAACTAAGAATAACGTTTTGTTCGTATTACTCAGCTGGTTGGATGGACTGAACAGGATGACTTGCTCGTCGATGGAGGGAAACTTCCACTTGCGGTCGGCGCCAGCAAGTGCGGCTATCCATAAGAGCCAGCCGGTGATGAGGGATCCGGTTTTGACTTGCACGCTCTTGGCTTCATCTGGACGGCAGCGATGGTGCCGAGGCGGATGAGATTTTCGATTAGGCGGGCGAGGGTGGCTAAGTCGTTCATGGCGCCGATGGTGGCGCCATGTGTGCGTGACCGCAGCAGTAGCAAGTTGTAATTCTTTTGATTACATGAGAGCGGTGAGGAGCTTTTTAAAATCCTTGATACCACCCTAGAGCTCTTCCGATGGCCAGCCCAAGCAAGATACAAAAAATGTATCCAGGGAAATTTAGGAAACCTGCGATAGCACGCAGGCGTGCTCTAATAGTTTCGTATTCTCTCCGGTAATATCTCTTAGATGCCCTAAGTCCGCGTGATTTTTCTTTTAGTGTCGAAAAATCCCGCCATATGTTATCTAGAGCACTCAGGCCATGGTTTCTGGTTATGTTGGGCCAGTTTGCATAAGGTATAAGCTCGGAGATTTTTAGAGTAGGGTCGGATTGACCTCCCATACCCTCAGCACCTTCCCAGATGAATCGTATTCCTGAGTTTGTGTAGAGCTTATTTCGGCGATCTTTGTTCTCCCCATCTGCATCTCCGGAGATTACTGATATGGGTACAACGGTAAAAGAGGGATCGAACTGTTTTGCCCATGAAACAATCTTGTGGAATAGATATGTGCCTACATGTAGTCCACGCATGCTCCCATCAATCATAACTGATCCGTTCGTCAGCTTTACGGACCTTCGACTGTAATTGAGTTCTCCCCCCATCTCACTGATAAATTGACCTGATCTGACACCACCACGGCTTCCGTAGAGATAAGTGGCCCTGACTGTTATACGGGCACTTGAATTCGGAATACCTTGTAGAGACCAAGTGCTCGATTTCAGTTTGGTCTCAATAAGTAGGTAGTGAGTATCTTCGGTATAGGTGGTTTGGTATTTTACTTCGATTATCTCGATATTATTATTTATCTCTTCGCTGGTGAAGTTTACATTGACTTCAACTGCCGTGTCATCACGCTCCATTGCTATTCCCTTGTAGTGGCTTTTTGATGCAAAAGCTTGCTTTATGCCATCTATTGACGTTCAGGGGAACAGGAGCGCTTTAAAAACTCAGCTCTTTGCTGAGGTGTGCTAATAGCTCATCTCGTATTGAATCAAGGTCGCCGGGAGCAAAGCCCAAAATTTCACGTTGGGCATATTTCACTTGGGCTGCTCCGCTCTCGGCACGGTCTCGCAGGCCGTATTGGTGCACTCGGGCAATACGTGCAATACGGCCTGCGAATCCAATGCTGATAGCGTTGCCGTCACCCTGAACTTTCAGGAAGGTCGCCGTGCGCAGCTTTTGGAACATCTTCACTTTCCGTTTCACTCGTCCCTGCTTACCACGTAGGTTGCGTTGTTTGCGCGGCACATACTTGCTGCCATCCGGGTTCTGCTGGGCAATGATTCGTTGCTGCTGGCTGTGTCGTATCGCTTGACCGAGACTGCGGGCCAGCCTGTGGCGCGATTCCGGCTCAAGCTGCCCAAGCAATCCCGCCGCCCAATCTTCGAGCGCTTCCAGTCTGTTTGTCATTTCTGCAGCACCCATTCGCTCCCGGTACCCTGCGCACCTGGTATCCAGTTCGGATCAAGAAAGTCAGCAGACCGCAGTGGCTCTCCGGGATGGCAGATGGTGGTGTTGCCCTGGTCGTCCTTGCTCACCACCACCCGTTCAGTCAGCGGAAGCGTCAGGCTCATATCGACCTTGCTGTTGTCGAGGATATCGGCCTCGAACTGAATGCCGTCTGAGGCCTTGCTCAGGTTCTCCAGCAGTTCGGACTGGTGGACGCTCAGCCAGCCGAGCAGCGGCAACATGACGCTGTCGGGGTGGCCGGCGAAGTCGGTGAGGATGACCTGTAGGTCAAAGCTGTACTCAAACGAGAGGGTGTGCGCAGCTGTGCAACGGATCTTGCCGTTGTCGATGAAGATCAACAATCTGTCGGGGTTATGCTTGAGTTCGGCCACGGTGGCGAGCAGGTGCGCTTTCAGGCTGTCTGGTTTGTTCATGGTCGGGCCTGTTGGTGTTGGTAAACCATATCCACCTGGCTCGCACAGTCTGCCCAAGCGGCTTCGACACGGTCCTGATCGGTCAGTTGATCACCGTTACTGCGCGGGCTGGTCGCCGGTAACGTGCACGGCACCACGGCCGGACAGCCACTGACGATAAGCGTCGGCGCCGGTGAAGGCGGGGCGCTCGCGCAGCCGGCGAGCAGCATCAGGCAAAAGCTGGGCAGCCCAATTGCGTAGATCGGCGTTTTCACGTTTCAGAGCCTCGATGGTGAGTTCGCGCTTTGCCAGGCCTTGGCGTAGTTGATCCTGTTGCGTGCGCAGGTTGGCCTGGGCGTTGCGTTCCAGTTGCAGGGTGTCGCGTAACGCGTTGGCATTCGCTAGGTTGCGTTCTGCTTGTTCTCGGGCGCGGCTGGCGTCCTGCTCGGCCAGTTGCGTGTCTTTGTTCGCCCCGCTGATGCGCAGCTCCTGGCTCCAGATCAGCAGCCCCAGCGCTGCAAGCAATGCAACACCGAGCAAGGCCTGCCGCAGGACGCTCACGCCCGGTACCAGCCGAGCTGATTCATGTCGCCGATATCCATGTGCTGGATCGGGCCACGAATGATGATGACTTTGCGTTGAGGATTCTGGATTCGGAGCGCATCGCGCAGCTGCACCATGTCCTGCTGATCGCTGTCCTCCGGCACTACCAGCAAATCGCCGTCTTGGACATTCAGCCGCTGCACCGCGTCGAAGTCGATCATGCTGCCACCGCCTGCCCACAACCGCAGTCGTCGTGCCGTTCGTAGGCGCGTTGGAGTTTGATGTCGTACAGGTTTCGCTGGTAATCCGGTCCGTTGTACAGCTTGGCAAACTCGGCCCACTTGCGGCCCTTCAGCGCCTTGTGCAGCACCGGGTCGGTCTCGATGAAGCGGACGAATGCATCGAACTGCTGCGACTCGCTGGCGCTCATGGCAGCGACGAAAGCCTGCACGCTGCTATAGCCCAGGCGCTGCCAGTGAAAGCCCATGATCTGGAACGCACCCCAAGACGTGGATTCCAGTGCGGCGGTGTCATCGATCAAGCGAGCGGTTGCCAGGCGCTGGTGTTCGGCGCTGCCGCCGGCATAGCCACCCGATTTCGGATTGACGATTGCAGGGTTGGTCGCCGCCAACTGGTCGGCGTGTAGTTTCAGCGCTGCCGGATCGTCGCCTTCATGCCGAACCTTCGACAGTTGGCGATACATGATGTGTCTTTCGAACAGAATCACCGGCTTGCCGTTGTCGAGGAAACCATTGCCCTTCGACTCGACTTCATTGACTGCGTAGACGCTTGCCAGTGGCACGCCAAGGCACTCAGCCGCGCTGATCAGATCGGCGTTTCTCAGCAATTGCTGGCAGTCATTACCGGCGAGTGCGGCCTGCGTCTTGTTGCCGGCGACGCCGTCTACGACCAGCCCGACTTTGAGCTGATAATCGCGCACGGCGGCTTCGGTGGCATCGCCGTAATCACCGTCGATTTCCAGCTTGGCGCCGTGTTGGTTGAGGTTCTTTTGCAGGATACGCACCGCTTGGGAGCGATCCCCATGACGTAAAATAGTGGTCATGCGTTGGCCCTCAGCAGGTGGGTAGGTTATTGCTGGATGCCTTGGAGCAAAGCCGCCTAGCCTCGGCTCTTGCGACCTCCTGCATGGCCGAGTTTCCGCCGGCCTCCCAAGGTACAAAGCCTGGCTTGTCCGCCCAACTCTCGTAGATGCGGCGGGCGTCGGCTTCGATCTGCAGCACTTCTGAGTTGTCTGGGCATTTGGAGCGTTCCGCTTCAAGCGCCTGGCTCTTGAGGCGATCGAGAAAGCTGCACATCTGTAATTGTGTGTGCTTGATTCGGTGCTTGCCGCTCTCGCAAATTGTCAGAACTTCTGCCCGGAATTTCTCAAGTTGCTCGACTCGTTGCACAAGCGTTTCGTGCGTACTTTTCATGCTGCCTCTTTGGTGAAATAGGGCGCTCAAAGCTGTTCTACCTTGCGGGTGAAAAACTTCCTTGCTGCGGCGCGGGTACCTTCGACTCCCAGCAGACCGATGGCGCCGCCGAAGAATGGCGCGGTCGAGACGGGTATCCCCAGCAGCGACAGCCCGTGGCTGACGGAAACGGCGAGGGCACCGCAGAGCGGCGCCTCGATCAGCATCCGGCGCCAGGTACCACCACCGTAAATGACGCGAAGGCCGGCGATGACCAAAGCCAACAAGCCGGCATATAAGGTGGGCCAGTTCTGTTCGAGCCAGGCGGCGAGCCAAGCCCAGGTGTCGGGACGGTCAGGCATGCGTTTCATTCCATGATCCAGAGTGGTTGGGTTCAAGGGCGCGGTGCGGGCGGTTCAGTCCCATAGGTTCACCATCTGCCGTTGTGGGGCGGCGGCTTGGGCTTCTGGCATTTGCACCAGGAGGCCTTGCGGCAAGGTCGGGCCGTGGTCGGCAAGGCCGGGGTTGCCTTCGAGTACTGCTTCGGTGACGCCAGCGGTTCGGCCGTAGTGACGCCAGCACAGAGCATCGACGGTGTCGTTCTGCTGGGCGCGGATGCTGACGGCCATCAGATCAACTCCACGGTGGTGCGGCCGAGGCCGAGGAAGTCGCGCACGGCCCAGCGTTGGTCGCGGCGTAATTCGTCGATGCTCGGGGTCAGCTCTCCGGCATTCTGGTTGCCGCTGTTGGTGCTGTCATAGGAGCGGTAACGCTCGCAGATCTCCGCTCCGGTCGCGGCATAGATCGCTCGTTGGTAGAGGTGAACGAGTTCAGACTTGTCCTCGATTTGCTCGGCCGGTACGTCCGTGAGGGTGGCATAGCCTTCGGCCTGTTTGGCGCGGCGCCATGTGGCGAACTCGCGGTTCACACTGATGGCGGCGGCGATGGTCGCGGTTTCCAGACGGATCGGTGTGACGCTGGAGTCAATGCGCAAGGTACCGCGCACGTCGTCGAGGTCGATCGATGGCCAGAAAGGGTCGGTGTTGATGTGGCCACTGGGGGCCGTAGTACCGCTGCCGCCCGCTACGAATCCGCTCATGAATCTGCGCTCTGTTGTAGGTCGCCGGTGGTCGGGGCTTCACGTTCAGGAGGAGCGGCCTGGCCGATCCTCCCCGAGCCGGCGGGGTGCGTGGGGACGCTCGGTTAGCTGCCAGTGGCAGCGATTTTGTTGAGCAGGCGTTCGGCCCGCTCCAGATCCTTCTTGCCACCGCAGGCGTCGTGCAGGTCGATGGCTCTTTTCAACAGGTCGATGCCGGCTTGCACCTGACCGGGTTGGCCGGGATGCTCGTCGGTGATGCTTTCCAGCGTTGCGCGGCCCAGGGCAAGGAATAGCTTGGCGCGTGCCTGGTCGGGCATGTCTTCGGCGTCAGTCAGTTCAGCGGTGCGGTGCAGGATGGCCAGGTCGAACGGTTCGCCAACCTTCTGCGCCTTGAATGCGGCGGTCGCGACTTCTTCGGCGACCAGACAGCCCAACGTGCGGGCGAAGCGGTCCGGCATGACCATCTTGTGTTGCAGCACGTACTGGGCGATGTCGAGGCCGCCGGTGAAGTCGCCGGCATCGAAGCGCCAGACCATGATGGTGGTCAGCACTTCGTCTTGGGCGCCTTGGCCGGCGTCCAGCACGCCTTGCACGTAGGGGATGTACTCAGGCAGGAGCTGACGTTTGAGTTCGGCCTTGCCTTGGTTCGACTGCACCTGTTTCAGGCGCAGGCGATCTTGCAGCAATTGGTTCAGCTGATGTTCGTAAGCCGTGGCGCCGGCCATGGTTTGAGTGGGTTCAACGGCTGCCGCCTCCTTGGCGGCAGTGACGCGTTGAAAATGACGACGGCAAGGATTGGTCATGATCGGCATCCTCAAGCCAGGGTGATGTTTTCGGCCATGGCTGCACAGCCAAGGTCTTCGATCACATAGCTTTCGTTGACCGATTCGAAGTTTTCGATGCGGTCGCGCTTGGCGTTGTCCACGACGGTGCGGCGGCGGGTTCCTTCCTGCCAGTAGATCGACAGGTTATCGAGGCGAGTTACCAGCAGGCCGTTGGGTGGGAAGTGCGGCACGCGCACGGCCGGCAGATTGCCCAGACGTTTCTGGCTAGTCACGATGTCGGCAGCGAGCATTTCGGTCGGTGCCTGCGTTTTGTTGATGATCGGGAAGTATTTGTCTGCCAACAGCTGACGGCCGCAGATGACCACCAGATCCGTGTCTTCCTGATACCACGGGTCAATAAATTCGTTGACCATGCTGACAACCAGCGCATCGATATTTTCGAAGTCCTTACCGGCTCCGATTTCGATCTTGCCGCTGCCAGCCGCTACCTCGGCCATAACGCGGGCTTCGTTTTCGGTGCGCATTTTTTGCAACCAACCGATGTTGACGTCCTGCAACAGCGGGTTGGTGGCCGGGTTTGACGTGGCGGCACGGCTGGTGCCGTTCCAGCCGATCATGATCCGGTTGAGTGCCTGGGCTTTGATGATCGCGTCGCGGATACGCGCCTGGAAGTCTTTGAACTTCGCCCACTGATCCAGCTTCTGGTAACGCAGGCCGGTGTCGAAGTTGGTTTGCGTGCAGGTGTACCCACGATTGTCCAGGCTGCTCGGGTCACGGGGTTCGCGATCCTTCACAGTGGTGTCGGTGGTGCTGGCAATAGTACCGTCGATACCGATGCCGATCTTCTCGCCGGACTGCTCGGACACGCCGTAGATGTTGATCGAGCTGAGGAACGAACTGGATTCCTGAATACGCGTTTCCAGCGTCTGGGCAACGCTCGGTGCGGCGGTGAATTTGGTGGTGACGTCGCTCACGCCGTGCAGCTGAGCAAGCTGTTGCAGGTAAGCGTTGAACAGAACTCGTGTGTCGTTACGCATGGTGATCGTCCTTCGTTTTTCGGGGCTTTGGTGGGGCTGACTGTCAGCAGTCGGTCACGACCGAGTTATCGCCGCCGGTAATCGGAGGGCGCGTCTTTTGGTTGTGGTCTTGGGTGGTGGACAGCTTGGTCTTCAACTCGGTGAAGTCCTTGCTCAATTGATCCAGTCGGGTACTCAGGCCAGCGGAGAATTTCTTCTCGGCGGTCAGTTGGTCCGGCAGGTCCTTGACGTGTTCGGCGACGGCTTCGACGGCATCACTGATCTGGGAAAACTCGCTGTCGTCCTTGGTCTGTTTGCCTTTGAGCAGGTTTTGCACCTTGCTGAAAAGCTGGGCGCCGATGCTCGGCCTTTCCTCGATCTCTTCGAATGTCAGTTCGGTTTCGACCGCCTCGGTGAACATCGAGGTCGCGGAGTAATGGCGATCCTTGAACGGATTGGCTTCGGGCTTTTGAGCGGAGAACGCGAGGACGTCGGTACCCAGGCTGGCAGGCGAGTCGGTCACCGCCAGACCAACGATGTACGCCTCACCCGTATCGGAAAAGCTGTCGTCGATTTCGATGGAGGTGTAAATCTTTTGCTTCGCCTTGTTCATGGCGATCAGTTCAGGCGTCGGCTCAACCTGGGCGAACAACGCCAGTTTCTTCTGGCCGTTCATGTCCACTTCTTCGGTCTTCACTGCCAGCACGTCGCCGTAGGCCTTGAACGGACTGTCGGGCAGCACGCTGCGGTAATGCTCCAGCCAAATGCGGGCGCCATAGGTGGACGGGTTGAAGTTCTTCGCAGCCTGTTCCAGCCAGCTGCGTTTGATGGTGCGCTTGTCTGAGGTAGCGCCCTCTACGGCGACGCGGAACCAGTTGCTGCGAAATTTCTTCATGCCGGGAATCCTCATTGCTTGGGGCGCCTGCTGTTGGGTGAGCAGTGCGTTGCGATGAAGGGCATGGTCGTGACGCGCGCGAGTTGCGGCAATCAGGCGGGACTGTAGGGAAGAGCAGTACAAGGGGCGGTGCTATTGAGTCGCGGGCGCGGGCGGCAGCATCGCGGCCATGACTACGACCGAACTGCTGCCTATCGACCCGCGCCGCCAATCCAAGTTTCTCTACTGGATGGGTTGGCGTATCTGCGAGATTGCCGAGGCTACGGGCGAAAAGGAAAAAACGCTACACAGCTGGAAGGCTCGCGATGAGTGGGACCGGGCGGACAACGTCGAACGCATCGGCGGGGCGCTGGAAGCGCGGTTGGTGCAACTGATCCTCAAGGAGGGAAAAAGCGGCGGCGACTTCAAAGAGATCGACCTGCTGCACCGGCAGTTGGAGCGCCAAGCGCGGATCCAGCGCTTTCAGGGGGGCGGTACCGAAACCGACCTCAACCCGAACCTGGCCAAGCGCAACGCCGAGCCGAAGAAAAAGGCGGTCAAAAACGAGATTGATGAAGACCAGATCGAGCTGCTGCGCGAGGCCTTCATCGATGGCTGTTTCGACTATCAGAAAGACTGGTACCGGGCTGGCAATCAGCGCACCCGCGTCATTCTCAAGAGCCGGCAGATCGGTGCGACTTACTACTTCGCACGCGAGGCGTTCATCGATGCGCTGGACACCGGGCGCAACCAGATTTTCCTGTCGGCTTCGAAGAACCAGGCCTACCTGTTCCGGGGCTACATTCAGGCGTTCTGCCGCGAGATTATCGGCGTCGAGCTGACTGGCGATCCCATTGTTCTGCCCAACGGCGCCGAGCTGTTTTTCCTCGGTACTAACGCGCGTACAGCCCAGGGCTACCACGGCAATTTCTACTTCGATGAGTTCTTCTGGACGTTCAAGTTCGAGGAGCTGAACAAGGTCGCCTCGGGCATGGCGATGCACAAGAAGTGGCGCAAAACCTACTTCTCCACCCCGTCGAGCATGGCCCACGAGGCGTACACCTTCTGGACGGGCGAGCGCTTCAACAAAGGCAAGCCTGCCGCGCAGCATACGAAGGTGGACGTGTCCCACGGCGCTCTCCAGCAGGGGCGATTCTGTGAGGATCGGTTGTGGCGGCAGATCGTCACGATCCTGGACGCGGAGCGGGGCGGTTGCGACCTGTTCGACATCGAGGAGCTGCGCCGCGAGTACAGCCCCGAGGCATTCGCCAATTTGCTGATGTGCGAGTTCGTCGACGACGGCGCGAGCATCTTTCCGCTGAACCTTTTGCAGTCGTGCATGGTGGACAGTTGGGTCGAATGGGCCGAGGACTACAAACCGTTTGCCATGCGTCCGTTCGGCGACCGTCAAGTTTGGATCGGTTACGACCCGGCCGAGACCGGCGACTGTTCCGGCATGGTCGTGATCGCGCCGTCACTGGTGCCAGGTGGCAAGTTCCGCATCCTTGAACGCCACCAGTTCCGGGGAATGGACTTCGCCGCGCAGGCCACGTTCATCAAGAGCGTTTGCGACCGTTACTGGGTGACCTACATCGGCATCGACGTGACAGGACTGGGCAGCGGTGTGGCGCAGCTGGTGCGCCAGTTCTTCCCGGCGGTGACCACGTTTAGCTACTCCCCCGAAGTCAAAACCCGCCTGGTGCTCAAAGCCTATGACGTGATCCACAAGGGCCGGCTCGAATTCGATGCCGGCTGGACCGACATGGCCCAGTCGCTGATGGCGATTCGCAAGACCGTCACCGCCGGCGGACGCCAATACACCTATACCGCCGGCCGCAACGACAATACCGGCCACGCCGATCTGGCCTGGGCGCTCTTTCACGCATTGCACCACGAACCGCTTGAGGGGCAGACCACTGCCAACACCGGGCGCATGGAGATTTATTGATGACCGAACAAATGGCCAACCAGATGTTGCCCGCAACTACGCCCGCCACCGGTGCCGGGACTCAGGTTTTTTCCTTCGGCGAGCCGACACCGGTCCTGGGCGGTCGGGAGGTGTTCGATTACCTGGAGTGCTGGTTCAACGGGCGGTGGTATGAGCCGCCGCTTTCGCTGGATGGGCTGGCCCGATCAGTGGGGGCGAGCGTGCACCTGCATTCGGGGTTGATGTTCAAGCGCAACCTGTTGAGCAAGACATTTATCCCGCATCCGCTGCTGTCGCGGGCTTCGTTTGAGCAGTTTGCGTTGGACTTCCTGTGCCTGGGCAATGGGTACCTTGAGGGCCGACGCTCGCGGTTGGGAGGGGTGCGTAAGCTGGAAACTCCGTTGGCCAAGTACATGCGCGCCGGGCCGGATGGGCAGTTCTACCAGGTGCGCGGGTGGAAGGATGAACATGCCTTTGAGCCGGACAGCATTTTTCATCTGCGGGAGGCGGATCTGCATCAGGAGATTTATGGGCTGCCGGAGTGGATCAGCGCGTTGCAGTCGGCGTTGCTGAACGAGTCGGCGACGCTGTTCCGACGTAAGTACTACGAGAATGGCAGCCATGCGGGGTTCATCTTGTACATGACGGACGCGGCGCAGACCGAGGCGGACATCGATGCGTTGCGCAAGGCACTGAAGGAGTCGAAGGGGCCGGGGAATTTCCGGAATCTGTTTGTTTACTCGCCGACCGGCAAGAAGGACGGGATTCAACTGATCCCGGTGAGCGAGGTGGCGGCGAAGGATGAATTCAACTCGATCAAGAATCAGACGCGGGATGACGTTTTGGCCAGCCTGCGCATTCCGCCGCAGTTGATGGGCATCGTTCCGCAGAATGCGGGTGGGTTTGGATCGATTCGGGAGGCGGCGCAGATTTATGCTGCCAATGAGTTGGAACCTATTCAGACGCGAATGCTTCAGCTAAATGATTGGGTAGGGGAGGAGGTTATTCAGTTTAACTTATACAAGTTAAGTGGCTTAGAGTGTGGCGAGAGTTGAAGTAAAAGCTGTCTTGTCGATATGGCTACTTAGTAGTTGTTGGGTCTAAGTGTGCATGCATTCTGCAAATTTTTAATGTGTAATGTAGTGGTTTGCGTCTTTTGAAGAAAATATATTAATCAGGACTTATGGGGCAAATATTTTTCCATGGTTGGTAATGATTTTAACTATAGAGTTTAGTAGTGGTTCAAAGCCGGAAAAGTCGATTGTTTTTTGGTTTGCTTTAACGACATATTTAGAGAAGTGATTCTTGCTGTATTCAGTTGCAGAGTTGGATTTGTCGGATGGGTTGAATGTTTTTCCATCTAGCACCGTTTTAAGAAGTGTGGGGTCAAAAAGGTCTTCAATCATACTGTGTTTTTCCTTGCCCAAAGGGGTAGGTAGAACATAAAGATTTTGGCCGATGTAGTGTAGTTCGTCGCTTCCATCCGGTTTTGAGCGGAGTTTCTTTATTGCTTGAATTTTGGTGTATATGTCACTCGCTCCGTGATCATTGTCAATCACCATGATCACCGGCTTCATTCCGTTCGGCGCTTTAAAAAAGGCACACTCTTTCGTGAAGCTAGACATGAACTTCATCAGCTCTCCAGAGCCACCGGTTAACCCCATCAAGCGCTTTATTTGATCTGTGTATTTGAATAGCTTTATCTTAAGTTTTTTTGATCCGTCAGCTGAGGTTTCTACAAGTTGTGGGTATTTAGCTGATAAGCTGTAAATTGCGGCGTGCAGATAAATATTATCGGTTTTTCCCTCGCAAATAATAGTGGGGGTTGTGCTGGCATAGAAGTCTTTATAAAAGATAAATTTTCTATGTGATTGTTCAATGGCTTTCAGTTTTTCCGGGGCGGCCGTAAAGGCTGGGTTTAATGGGTTTTTTGCTCGCAGCTTTCTGTTGTACTCGTTAATCAAGTAAATGAAGCTAAATATGCCATTTAATTGGTGTAGGCTGCCAGCGATTTTTTTTGCTGGACCAATTTTGTCTGCTTTTAATAATTCGAAGCTACCAGTGTGAAATAGACGATGAGCCATTGCCTTTGCTGTTCGATGATATTCAGCACGAACATGAACTTTTGAGTTGACTACCAATCCCGTCACTGTTTGTCTTGAATCTCTATACTGCAGTCGCGTCTTTTTTGGGTTTATTTCAAACCAAGAGGATTTGATTGTGTGTTCAAGCGTGGTGCCCGCAACCCATAAATGTGCGTCTGGATCAATGCATCTTGCAAGATTATTAGAAAAAGCTTTTTTGTTTGTGGAGAAGGTAATGTCGTCAGCGTAACGGGAGTAATTACATTTTTCAGTAAGTGCTAATTTTGCCAAGCGTAGATCTAATATGTGTGCAATAAGATTAGATAGGATTGGTGAGCATGGACTACCCTGAGGTAGAGCGTTATTAAAGCATGCAATTTGAGCTAGGACAGTTGCAACTTTTGGGTCGAGTTTAAAGTTTTCATTCTTTAAGAAGAAGCCCCTAACGCGTCCAAAGTGAATACTCCCGAAAAAATCTTTTAAATCGATGTTCAACACTAGATTTCTATTTCGGTGAGTGACCGCGTTTGTAACTATTGAGTAACCAGGCTTAAATCCATGGGAAAGGGCGGTTTTTTTTGGGGATTTGTATTTAATTAATATGGATTTTTTTGCTGCTATTGCTTTGTCAACTTCATCGCTACAATCTTGAAGAAGTGTTGCGACCTGCTTTTGTAAGTATTTCAGCTCCACGCATGGAGCCAGTATAGTTCTGGCGCCGCCTGTCTTTTTAGGTATCTCAAACTCTGTGTATAAACTGCTTTTCGATCGTATATACAATAAGTAAGAAATTGACTTTGCAGGTACTTCTAGTATGTGCGCTAGATCGCTTAGGCTAGATGCCTTCCTTAGCTTTGCCAACCTGGACATGGATCATTCCATAAGTTAAGTGGTGGGCCTATAGACACTCATTTGCAAATGTCAATGAATCTCTGAATGGTGAGATTGCAAAAGCTATGTAGGGGCAATACCTGCCACCCTTGATGTCACATATCGCGATTCGCGATAAAAAATCTGTCTATAGGCCCGCTTGCACAATACCAATGTGGCTTTCTGATGTCATCTCCTTTGTAGGTGGACAGATGTCGCCTCCCTGCGCGGCATCCATCGAACCTCGTGCGTTGATGGATAGCTGCTCTCGGATGGGATATTCATCAGCGCGCGCCGTCGTCCCCCCACCTCGCCTGCGGGCTAAATGGGTCTTTTTTTCCGCAGTCCTGCACCTGGTCAGGCGCGGCCAAGGCCGGGCGATGTAGTGGTGGTTCCGAGAGTCAAAAAGCCTGCGGATCCCTGCGAAGGGTGGGCCGTTTGATAGGGCAGATCTGGCAAAGCGGGAGGCATGTAGACGAAACCATTCGATGCGTGTTTTCAGGAACACCATCGGAAAAAAGTAATGTGGTAATTCGAATATCGGAACACCGGTGAAAGCCCCGTATTCATTGGCTTTGCTGGCTTACTTCAGAAAGTAATTTTGAGTAATTAAAAAGGTAATATGTCTGTAAGTGACTGATTTATAAGGAGTGTATAGAAAGAAAAATTACTTCCTTAAAAGGTAATTACCTTACCTCTAAATTACTCAAATATTACCTTGTGCCGATCCTTTGCAGGCCAGTGAAATCAAGGCTCTCAGCCGGATTGATCGTTCAGCTTACCAAAATTACCTTTTTCCGATGCCGTTCCCGAAAAAAGGGCATCACCTATCAGGCGGTATAGCCGATGGCCTCACCACTTACTCATGCGAATGACGAAGAAACACTCTCGCGCAAGTCGTTGTTGCCCGCACGGAAACGCTTGTAGGGAGTGCTTGGGATTGGAGCGACAGGCGTGTGTGCCGACTATGCGAGAGGAACGTCGCTTGTCCTGCCTGGGGGGAAAAAGAAAATGGGTGGTACGAAAATGGTACGCGCGTTTCTTGATGATGCTGGAGGCCAGAGATTTAGCGGCCTATAGGATTAACCGTGCCAATCCATCATCGGGGCGACGGAGAAGCGGCGGGAGAGCGGGGCGGGTGTGGCGGCGATTAGGGGCATTGGCGGTTCTGAGATGGGTGAGGCTGGGAGGTGGGGAGTTTA